TGACCTTCGCCGGGCGGACCTTCGTCGGCCGGGACGCGGTCTTCGGCGTCTGGGGCGGGGTGTCGGACTTCACCGACGGCCTGGAGGACCAGGCCCCCAGCCTGACCCTGACCCTGCTGCCGCCGGACAATACGGCCATGGCGACCCTGGCGGCCGCCACGGCCCAGGGCTCGCCGGTCTCCCTCTGGGTGGGGGCCCTGGATGCGGTGACCGGGCAGGTGATCGCCGACCCGGACCTGGTCTTCGTGGGCGAGACGGACGTGCCGACCCAGAAGGTCAGCGAGGGCGAGCGCGAGCTGGACCTGACCGTGATCTCGTTCTTCGACCGCTTCCTGGAGACCGACGAGGGCGAGCGCCTGAACACCGGCTTCCATCAGTCCATCTGGCCCGGCGAAAAGGGCCTGGAGTTCGTCAGCTTCGTCCGCGATCCGCCGGTCTGGGGGGCTGAAGCGCCCAAGGCCCTGCTGGTCGGCGTGAACGCCTCGAGCCCGGCCTCGGTCGGCCGGGGCGACCTGTCATGACCGCGCCCCTGCTGGCCCGCCGTGACGCCGCCCAGGCGGCGGTTGACGCCTTCCTGGGCCAGGCCTTCGCCTGGGGCCAGGCCGACTGCGTGCGCCTGGCGGCGAGCGTGCTGAGCCATCACGGCCTGCCCTGCGACCTCAACCGGGCCGGGACCTGGGATTCGCCCCTGAAGGCCCGCCGGGCCCTGAAGCGCCTGGGCTATTCCGGCCTGGGCGAGGCGGTGGATGGCCAGGGCCTGCCCCGCATCCCCTTCGCCTTCCACCTGGTGGGCGACCTGGTGGGCCTGCCCTCGAGCGAGGGCTGGGACCTCTCCCTGGGGGTCTGCCTGGGCAATGGCCGGGTGCTGGCCTTTTCGCCCCACGACAACCTGGCGGGCGTGCTGCAGCCCGACGCCGAAGACATTCTCGCGTGCTGGAGGGTGGACCCTTGGCCCAGGCCGTAGTCGTCGCTGCAAAATGGGTGGCCGTGAAGGTCTTCCAGTTCGCCGTCAGCCAGGGCGTCCAGGCCGGCACGGCGGTCAAGATCATGACCGTGGCCAAGGTCGTCGCCCAGGTGGCGATCACCGCCGCGATCGGGGCGACTGTGGGCGCGGCCCTGTCGCCGAAGATCGGCGGGGACTTCGGATCCCAGATCGACTTCAAGGCCGACCCGCGCGGCCCGATCCCCTACGCCCTCGGCCGGACGGGGACGGCGGGCAACCTGGTCTTCGCCCAGACCGCCGGGGAGAAGAACAAATACCTGAACTACGCCACGGTCTACTCGGCCGCCGGTCCGATCGACAGTTACGAGGCCTTCCTCGTCAATGGAACGCCCCTGACCTTCGGCACGGACGCCGGGGAGGGGGCTTCCGGCTACTACCAGAACCGGATGTGGCGGCGCAGCCAGCTGGGGGCGCGGCCCGAGGCGGGGTATCTGCAATGGACGGCCACGGGGACCAAGGACACGCCGGCGGACCATTTTGGCCTGCCCGCCGAGTGGACGACCGCCCACAAGCTGAGCGGCCTGGCGGCGGACCTCTGGTGCCTCCAGTACAACACGACCGTCTATTCCTCCGGCCCGCCCCGGCGGCTGACCGTCGCCAAATGGGTGAAGGTCTACGACCCGCGCCTGGACTCCACCTTCCCCGGAGGGTCCGGCCCGCAGCGGGCGGACAATGAGGCGACCTGGGCCTGGTCGGAGAACCCCTACCTCCACGCCCTGACCTGGTGTCTCGGCCGGCACGTGAACGGGGTCCGGGTCATGGGCCTGGGCGCGCCCCTGTCGGCCATTGACGTGGCGGCCTTCGTCGAAGGGGCGAACGTCGCGGACGCCAACGACTGGACCCTGGGCGGGGTGGTCTACTCGACCGACGACAAGTGGGAGGTGCTGACCGCCATGCTGCAGGCGGGGGCCGGGCGGCCCATGCGCCTGGGCGCCAAGATCAGCTGCCTGGTCTCGACCCCGCGCACCAGCCTGGCGACCCTGACCGCCGACGACGTGGTCGGCGAGGCCCAGATCACCGGGACCCCCAGCCGCCGGACCCGGATCAATACGGTCTGGCCGAAGTACCGCGAGGAGGCCCAGGGCTGGGAGATGGTCGCCACGGACGCCCCCGTCCAGGTGGCCGCCCACATCACCGCCGACGGCGGCAAGGTGCGCTCGCGGGAGATCGAGTACGGCCTGGTGCAGAACTCGGTCCAGGCGGCCCAGCTGGCCCGCTACGACATCGAGAACAGCCGGGAGTTTCAGCCGGTTGTGCTGCCCTGCAAGCCCGCCTGGATGGCCTACAAGCCCGGCGACTGCATCACGGTGAACGCCCCGGAGTTCGGCCTGGTCTCGCGCAAGATGCTGATCCTGCGCCGCCAGCGGGACCCGGCGACCCTGGTCACCACCCTGACCCTGGCGTCTGAGACGGACGGCAAGCACGCCTTCGCCCTGGGCTCGAGCCTGAACCCGCCGGCCACACCGGGCCTGACGGCCTACGACCCGAACGCCTCGACGGTGGTGGCGACCGGGACCTGGACGGCGACCGGGACGGCCCTGGTGGGCCCGGACGGCTCGACCCAGCCGGCCCTGGTCTTCGAAGGCGAGTGCGAGGACCCGAACGTCACCCACGTGATCGCCGAGTGGCGCCTCAGCCTGGGCGGCGGGACCTTCGGCGACTGGATGAGCTCGGAGCACTCGCCGCAGATCCAGCGGATCGAGGCCCGGGGCCTCCTGCCCGACAGCGACTATCATTGCCGGATCCGCTACCGCACGGCCCTGAGGGCCGAGGGGCTGACGGGTCTGGACCTGGGGATCAAGCGGACGGGCGCCCTGAGCGTCCCGGCCAACCTGACGACCATCAACGGCCTGACCCCGGCCGAGCTGACGGCCGAGCTGGCCTTTGTCGGCGAGCAGACCCGGCGGCTGGTGCAGACCTCCCTGGAGGCCTTCAACCGGCTTCAGGACGAGCGGATCCGGACCTGGCAGTCGACCCTGCACAAGGGCCAGCCGGTCAAGAAGATCCTGATCGACGAGGATGCGGACTGGACCGACGGCGACGTCTCGGTCTTCCGCCAGCTGAACCTTTTGGGCGCGGTCACGCCGGACGGCGGGGCCTTCGTCCTGGACCAGGCGACGGTGAGGGTCAGCGAGAGCGAGAGCCTGGCGGAGTACACCGCCGCCGTCCTCAGCTCGCTGAACGGCAATACGGCGACGGTCACCACCCTGCAGACGGCGGTGAACGGCATCGCGGCGGAGTGGGTCCTGGCCCTGAACGCCTCGGGCCGGGTGGCGGGCATCAAGGCGGCGGTGGGGCCGACGGTCTCGACCCTGGCCTTCCAGGCGGACCAGATCGCCTTCTCCAACGGGACGGTGGACTACTTCCCGCTGACCATCGTGGGCGGCGAGGTCCGGGCCCAGAACTTCCGGGTGGACAAGGTCACCGCCGGATCGATCGTCTCGGATTCCATCGTCGGCGGGGCGGTGACGACCCAGGTGGGGGCGGCCAACAATCCGCTGTCGACCATCACGACGACGCCGGCGACGGTGATCAGCCTGTCGATCACGACCGTGGGCGGCCCCGTCCAGGTCGCCTACGACTGCCAGCTGGGCCTGGGCTCGGGCTTCACCGGCGGCTGCCGGGCGATGATCTACCGGAACGGGCTCCTGCTGCGCTCGACCGCCCGGTCCAACATGGCCGGCCCCTTCCTCGACACCCTGACGGGCCTGCTGCGCGACACCCCGCCGGCCGGGACGCACACCTATTCGATCGAGCTGGACCGGCCCTCGGCCACGCCGGGGACCCTGACCTCCAACGTGAACGAGATCATGCTGACGGAGCTGAAGAAGTGAGGATCGCGGTCTTTGAGGATCAGCGCCTGGCCGCGGTGATCGAGGGCGACGCGACCAGCCTGGCGGCGACCTTCGCCGCCGACGGGACGGGGCCGGTCCTGCGCGACCTGGCCGCCTCGCCCTTCGCCTCGACGCCCGCCCTGGCCCTCCTGTCGACCCCGCTGGCGGACTTCGACGACGCCGTCCGGGCCTTCGCCGCCGAGCCCCGGGCGCCCGACCTTCGCCCGGCCTTCATGGACCTGGCCCTTCGCCACGCGGGGATCTGATGAGCCTGACCACGACCCAGTTTGCGAACGACTACGTCAACGCCCTGGTCGCCCAGGGCGTGACCCTGTCCAACGCGGCGGCCTTCAAGACGACCTTCGCGAACCAGCTGAGCGCCTGGCTGGGGGGCGGCGACGCCATCCCCGCCGACCTGGCCTATCGCCTGACCGACGCCCTGGCGCGGATCAACGCCGAGACCGCCTCGCGCCTGGACTGGCTGACCGGCACGGTCAACGGCGGGCCGAACAGCAACGGCTACTATCCGGCGACGACCCCGGACGGCTCGACCATCCTCTTCCCCTGCCTGGCGAAGATGCTGGCCGTCCTGCAGGCGGCAGCGGGGGTGACCAACCTGTCGGCGACGCGGACCGCGACCGCCGTGACCGTGGTCTCGGACACCGGCACTGACGCGAACCTCCCGGCGGCGAGCTCAACCCTGGCTGGGGTGATGTCCGCGGCCGACAAGGCCAAGCTGGACGGGATCACCGGCACGGGCGGGTCGGGCTCGACCAACCTCAGCTTCACCCGCACGTCGGACACGGTGACGATCGTTTCCGACACCGGGACCGACGCGATCCTCCCCGTCGCCAATGTCGACAGCGCGGGCATCATGAGCGCCGCCGACAAGACCAAGCTGGACGGGATCTCGTCCGGCGGCCAGCCCCAGATCTCGCGGGGGGCGATCACTGGCCTGACCCTGGCCAATGACGGGACCAGCCCGAACACCCACATCACGATCGCGACCGGCCAGGCGCGGAGCAGCACGGACGCCTTCGACCTGCGCCTGACGACGGGCCTGGTGAAGCGCCTCGACCAGGCCTGGGCGATCGGGACGAACAATGGGGCCCTGGACACCGGGTCGGTCGCGGCGAACACCGGCTACCACGTCTTCCTGATCCGCCGGACCTCTGACGGGGTTCTCGACGTCCTGATGAGCACGTCGGCGACCAACCCGACCCTGCCCTCCGGCTTCGGCGCCTTCCGCCGGCTGGGGGCGGTGCTGACCGACGCCAGCGGGTTCATCCGCAAGTTCGTCCAGCGCGGCGACTATTTCGAGCTCTACTTCCGCACCGCCGACTTCGCCGGGGTGGCGAACGGGGCGGGCCCCTACCTGCGGACCTTAGCCTGCCCGAAGGGCGTTCCGATGAAGCTGCGGGTCTTCTACCAGAGCACCGGCGGGACCCAGCTGATCACCTTCTCCGGCATTTTCGATCCCGGACTCGGGATCCCGCAGCTCGCCACATTGAAACGCGCCCAGGTCCGCCGGGTGATCTACAAGGACCAGGCCAACACCGACAGCACCTACGGGATCTTCGACGGGGATGTCTGGTGCGATGCGAACGGCCAGGTCTACACCCACTCGGACAATCCCAACGACAACCTGGCCCTGGGCCTCTACGGCTGGACCGATGATCGGGGCCAGTATCAGTGATCCTGCGGCCCGTCGGCATTGCCTGCTTCGGGACCTCCCTGACCACGGGGCGGCTGTCCGGGGGCTGGCCCCAGAAGCTGCAGGACAAGCTCAACGGCGTCTCCCGGCGGCGGGTGATCTGCTACGACGTCGGCCAGGGCAGCCAGACCTCAGCCTGGGGCGTGGCCAATATCGACCGGCCCCGGAACCATCGCCCGGACATCTGCCTGATCGAGTTTTCGATCAATGACAGCGTGACCTCGAACGGCATCTCGATCTCCCAGGCGACGGCCAACCTGACCAGCATCGTCAGCGCCCTTCGGGCCGTGAACCCGAACGTGCTGATCTATCTGATGACCATGAACGGCTGCCCGGACCTCGCCGCGCGGCCCGACCTGGAGGCCTACTACCAGAACGACCGGAACTTCGCGGCGGCCAATGGCTGCGGCCTGATCGACATCCGGCCCGTCTGGGGCACGCCGAACTACACCGACACCCCGGACGGCCTGCATCCCACAGAGGCGGCGGTGGCCGCCAAGCTCCTGCCGACGGTGTTCGGCGTGCTGGCGCCCATCGTGGCGGCGGAGACCCTGCCGACGACGCCCCCGCCCCAGCCGCCGGTCCTGGCTTCGGTTTCGCCGGGCGGGGGGCCGCTGGCCGGCGGAACGACGATCACCCTGGCGGGGTCGAACCTGACCGGGGCGACCGGCGTCACCATCGGCGGGGTCGCCGCGACCAGCGTCAATGTGGTCAACGCCTCGACCGTGACCTGCGTCACCCCCGCCGGCAGCGCCGGGCCGAAGGACGTGGTCATCACCACCCCGGCGGGCAGCTCGACCCGGGTCGGCGGGTTCAACTACGGCGCGGTGACCTTTGAGTTCCTCCTGCTGGCCGGCGGCGGCGGCGGCGGGTCCGGGGTGTCCGGCGGCGGCGGTGGCGGCGGCCTCCTGACCGGCGTGACCACCTCCCTCGCGGTCGGGTCCTACCCGGTCGGGGTGGGCCTGGGCGGCCTGGGCGGCAGCAAGGGCGGTCCGCGCGGGGCCGACGGCGCAGACGGCGGGGACTCCACCTTCAACGGCCTGACGGCCAAGGGCGGCGGCGGCGGGCGCAGCCGGGGGGCGGGCTGGCCCGGCGGCTCCGGCGGCGGGGCGGGTGGATATTCCGGCTCGGCCCAGGGCGGGGCGGCGACCAGCGGCCAGGGCTCCGACGGCGGGGCGTGTGGGCCCGGGGCCGACGCCGGTGGCGGCGGCGGCGCGGGCGGTCCGGGCGAGACGGGCAAGACGGCGGGCGCCGCCGGCGGGCCCGGGGTCTCGAACACCCTCACGGGCCTTCCGGTCAGCTACGCGGCCGGCGGCGGGGCGGGCGGCAACGCAGACCCCGGCTACGAGCTCAACCCAGGCCCCGCCGGCGGCCCCTCGGCGGGCAATGGCGGGTTGGGGACTGGGGGGAGCGCCCCGGCCAACCGCGGCGGCGGCGGCGGCGGCGGCGGCGCGGGTGCGGGCGGCGTCTACAACCAGGGCGGCGACGGCGGGTCGGGCCTCTTCATCGCCCGCTACCCGACCGGCACGGCGACCTGCACCGGCGGCAACATCTCGACTTCCGGCGGCTACACCATCCACACCTTCAACGGGTCCGGGACCTTCCAAAGGACCGCCTGACCCCCGCCGCGACTAACCCGCTGATCTGGAGAAAGGCCATGACAAAGAAGGAATACCCGCAGCAGCAAACCTACCTCCCCGGACGGCCGATCCTGACCTATTTCCGGCGGCTGTTCGTGGTGCTGGACCAGCTGCTGAACGTGATCTTCGGCGGCGATGAGGATGAGACCATCAGCTCCCGGATCGCCAAGGACAAGCGCCGGGGCCGGAAGTTCGCCTGTTTCCTCTGCAAGATCCTGGACTGGATCGACCCCGACCACTGCGAGAAGGCCATCGAGCGCGATGAGGGGAAGCGCCCGGGCCAGTACGATCCCCCCCATCAAAATCGGAGCTAAACCCATGGCCTTTCAATTCGACGTCGCTTCCCGGAACGCCGCTCTCGACGCCATCGAGGCGACGATCGGCGGGGCCCCGACCCTGGAGATCCGCTCGGGGGCGCCCCCCGCCAACTGCGCGGCGGCGGACACCGGGACCCTGCTGGCCTCCATGACCCTGCCCGCCGACTGGCTGGCGGCGGCGTCCGCCGGGGCCAAGACCCTGCTGGGCACCTGGCAGGACGCCAGCGCCGACGCCCCGGGCTCGGCCGGGCACTTCCGGGTGAAGTCGGGCGCGACCTGCCGCATCCAGGGCACGGTGACCGCCACGGGCGGCGGCGGGGACATGACCCTGGACAACGTCTCGATCGCGGCCGGCCAGCAAGTGACCGTGACCGCCTTCACCCTGAACGCCGGAGGCGCCTGATCATGACCGACAATTTCCGCCTCAACGAGGGCTCCGGCCCGCCGACCACGACCCGGGAGGTCACCTATTCCGGCGAGCCCGCCCACATGCAGGTGGTCGGCCTGGCCACGCTGTCCGGCGCGGACGACGCCAAGATCCCCGCCGATGTGTCGGCGTCCAACCCGCTCCCGGTCGCGGATGCGGTAGCGCAGTCGATCCGGGACCGACTGCCTTCCGTGTTCCAGACGCCGGACCTCCTTGCCGTGGACACGCTGGCCCGACCTGGCGTCGCGCGGCAGCTGGCGGCAGGCGCTTCGTCGGTCAACACCGCGCTGACCTCGACCTGCCGGCGGGTTTCCATGCACGCTCGCACCGCCGATATCCGGTATTCCATCGGCGCCGGAGCGCAGACAGCGACCAGCACTTCGCACTTCATCGCGATGGGCGAGCGGCTTGACTTCGATGTGCCTGCGTCTGCGCAGATCGCGGTGATCCGAGCGGGCTCGACCGACGGTGTGCTTGAGCTGAGCGAGCTTATCTGATGCGTCTCCGCGCGACCCGGCTGACCAGCGTAGCGCACGGACGACGGCGGCGGGCGTGGACCCCCGCGCAACTGCCGGGCCTCGCCCTGTGGCTGGATGCCGACGACGCCAGCACGATCACCCTGAACGGATCGACCGTCAGCCAGTGGAACGATAAGAGCGGCAATGCTCGGCATGTCTCACAAGCGACCGCTGCGAACCAGCCGACGCTGACGGCATCTGGTCTGAACGGAAAGCCGGAAATCAGGTTTGATGGCGTAAATGATTATTTAGCTGCCGCTTCTCCGCTTATTGGCACAACTCACAGTTTGTTTGTTGTATTCACACCGACGATTGAAAATCAAACTGGGTCTCTTTTTGGGCAGTGGTCTGCTGGGCAAAATGGCCGTTTTACAATTCTTGTAAACCAAATTTCAAGTGGAGCTCCGGGGGCGGGGTTTTTGAACACATTCAACGCTTCAGCGACGGGAGGCGGAGGAAGCGGTGGTCTCGCTGTAGAAGTTGCTATTTCAAACGCACCCACTTTAATCACATCTATATCAACCACCGGAAGCGAGCAGTGGAAACTGTTTAAGGACGGCGCGGAATGGGATAGCGCAACAATTGCGAGCGTCTATACGGGGGTCAATAGCGCGATAGGTTCGTTGAATGGAACTGGATCATTGTTTCCATTCGACGGCACTGTATCAGAATTGATTTCGTTACCCTCCGTCCTTTCCACCACCAACCGCCAACTTCTTGAGGGCTACCTCGCCTGGAAGTGGGGGATTGAAGCCAGCCTTCCCACTGGTCATCCGTTCCGCAACACTCCGCCGACGGTCTGAGCATGAAATACAGGGTCTTTCAGGCAAAAGCCGCTGCCGAAAACGCAGCCCGGAAAATCTACGGCGACGCCATGCAAGCCCGCGCCGAGGAAATGCAGGGTCTGCTGCATGACTGGAACAACGGCAGGGCGAAAACGGAAGTGAAAAGCCTGCCTCCCGGTCAGTTGGAAAACGGCGATCGCTTCCCCTTGTACGGGCGGAACGCTGGATCGCAGGCGCTGGAGAAGGACTACGGCCACACCAGGGCGTGGGCGATTCCGGTTCAGATCAGCGATGGCCGCTGGGTGTTTCCAAGCCCTGACGACACAGGCGTCGAGGCGGAAGCGGAGTGGTGGCCGGACGGCGGGGTCACGTCGTGAGCGAGCCGATCTTTTGACTGCCCTGAGCGCCTAGCCGGGAGGCCCCATCATGCTGCTGCTGATCTTTAGCGCCCCGGCTCCAGCCGCCGCCGCCCAGGCCGCCGGTGTCCTGCCCCTGGGCGGCGCCTCGACGGCCCGGGTCCGGGCCGCGGCCGCTGCGGCGGGCGCTCTCAACTTCACCGTCTCGGCGGCGGGTCTGGTGCGGGTCGCCGGAGCTTCCTCAGGGGCCCTGGGCTTTACCGGAGCGGCCGCGGGACGCGTCGGGATCACAGGCGCCGCCGGCGGGGACCTGCCTCTTGCCGGCGCGGCGGCGGGCGTCCTGCCCCTGCCTCTCACAGGCGCGGCGGCGGGCCGCGTGCTGGACGTCGGGCCCGAGCTGAGAACCCTGAGGGTTGCGGCGTAAGGCCGGGTCCTCGACATTTTAGGGAGCTGGACATGACCTCGGCCTTCATTCTCGGGAAGGACGGCCTGCCGTCGATCCTGAAAGACCCGGACGCCAACCTGGACTATCAGATCGACTGGTCTGAGTGGCTGGGCGCCGACACGATCAGCGCCTCGGTCTGGACGGTCGCGCCGCCGGCGGGCGGGCTGACGGCGGCGACGCCGAGCCAGACCACGGTGACCACGCGGGTCTGGCTGAGCGGCGGGACGGTCGGCCAGACCGTGCGGGTGACCAACCGGATCACGACGGCCCAGGGCCGGATCGACGAGCGCAGCTTCAACGTGCGCCTGGTGGAGCGGTGACGCCCGCCTGAACCCTTCCCCCCGGTGGGCTACGGCTGCACCGGAAGGGCGGGGGCGGGGGGAAACCTCGGCCCCCGCCGCCCCCCTTCGACATCCCCCAGCCCTGACCGGAGGCCTCATGTCTGAGCCCGCCCCGCGCCGCCGTGCGCGCGCCGTCAACGTGCCCGAAGGCAAGACGCACGACGAGATCTACCAGCTGGTGGAGGAGTCCGGGCGCCAGTCGGCCCAGGCCCTGCAGGCGACGGCGGAGATCAAGACCCTGCTGGAGGGGCTGACCTCGGCCATCGGCTCGGAGAGCCTGGACGAGTACGGCCAGCCCGTCGGAACGGGGATCGTCGGGCGGCTGATGCGCCTGGAGCGCGACGTCCAGAAGCGGTTCGCGACCTGGGACGGCTGGGTCAAGACGGCGACGGGGGCGGTGATGGCCGCAACCCTGCTGGGCGGGGTCATCTGGTGGCTGCTGGGCGACCGCCTGGCGGAGCTGCTGAAGTGAAGTTCATCCGCGACCTCTTCACCGGGGCGGACGGGAAGACCTGGGCCATTGGCCGGATCTACTCCCTGCCCATGCTGGTCAGCGGCCTGGCCCTGCCCATCGCCGCCCTGATCCAGGGCCAGACGATCGACTTCGCCGCCCTGGGCGTGATGTACGGCGGCCTCGGCGGCGGGGTCATGGCCATGGTCTGGGGCACCAACCCGACCGAACCGAAGGACCCACCCCAATGAGTGAAGCTCCTCTCTGGCACCGGGTCGCCGAGGCCCAGCTGGGCGTCCGCGAAATCCCCGGCGTGCGATCGAACCCCCGCATCCTGGAGTGGGCCAGGAAGGTCGGCCGGCGGCTGGGCATCGGCTACACCTCCGACGAGACGCCCTGGTGCGGCCTCTTCACCGCCTGGTGCGTGGCGGAGGCGGGCCTGATCCCGCCCCAGATCGCCGTGCGGGCCAAGGCCTGGGCCAGCTGGGGCGCGCCCCTGGAGACCCCCGGCCTGGGCGCCGTGCTGGTGTTTCAGCGGCCCGGCGGCGGCCATGTGGGCTTCTACGCCGGCGAGAGCTCGGTCGCCTATCGGGTGCTGGGCGGGAACCAGGGCGACGCGGTCAGCCATGCCTGGATCGAGAAGGCCCGCTGCATCGCCGTGCGCTGGCCGCCCGGCGTCCCGGTCCCGGCCAAGCCGGTCAAGGTGGTCGGCTTCGCCCAGGGCGAGCTGTCGCGGAACGAGGCGTGAGACCATGAACCCCCTTCTCCTGACCCAGCTGCGCGCCCTCGCCTGGCCCTGGATGGTCCTTCTTTGCGTGCTGTTCGTGGCCTACGTTCAGACCGTCCGCGTCGACCGCCTGAAGACCGACCTCGCGGAGGCCCGAAAGGCGGCCGCTGAGGCCCGTTCGGCGGCGGACGGGCACAGGGCGGAGGCGGCGAGCTGCGCGGCCGCCCTGCGCCTCCAGACGGGCAGGCTCGAGGCCCTGAGCGCCGAGGGCGCGGCGCGGCTGGCCCAGGCCGACAAGGCGGCGGCCGACGCCCGGGCCGTGGCCGCCTCCGCCCGCCGCCAGGCCGAGGCCCTTCTCTCCGCCCAGCTGATCGGCGCGACCGCGTGTGAGCGAGTCGAGGACGTGCGCCGCCGGTTCCTGGAGGCCCAGAAATGAAGCGACTTGTCCTGATCCTCGCCGCCCTCGCCCTGGCCGGCTGCGGGCACCGTCCCGTCGCCCAGGTGATCGAGGTCAAGGTCCCGGTCCCGGTTCCGTGCGTGTCGAAGGACCTTCCCCCGCCTCCGACCTACACCGACACCCTGGCCGCCCTGCAGGCCGCCCCCGACCCGGGCGAGTTCACGCGCCTGCTGGCCGGAAACTGGCCGGTCCGCAACGCCCGCCTGGAGGCCCTGGAGGCCGCCGTGGACGCCTGCCGGCAGCCCTGAGACCCCTGAACCTGTCCCCCTTTCCCTGACCCCGGCCGGCGGCCTCGCCGCCGGGGTTTTCTGTTTGGAGGCCCCCATGGCCCAGCCGAAACTCCCCCTCGACCTGGTCGACCTGATCCTGTCGACCCTCTCCGAAGTGCGCCGGCGGCGCCCTGACCTGCCCTTCAAGAGCCCCGGCGGGACGTCGAGCGTGCGGCATCTGTCCGTGAGCCTGCTGCAGGCCCGGTACGGGGCCCCGATCAACACCTGGTCGACGCGGCTGGGCTCGATCCGCGGGGCCTATCTGGCGGCCTGGACCCGGGCGGAGGCGGGGCAGTACACCCCCGGCGAGGTGGGCGCGCGCTCGGCGGAGCCCGTGCCCGAGATCCCGGCGGCCGACCTGGCCGAGGCGGCGGCCCCGCGGACCCTGGCTGAGGACGTGAAGCTGCACAGGGCGCAGGCGACCTCTGAGGCGGCGCGGGTGCGCCTGAAGGAGGCCCTGGGCGAGATTTCGCGGCTGGAGGCCGAGCTGGCCGACTATCGCTGGGCCCGGAGCGC